CAACGCACCCATTCAGAGTTAGATGGTCACAGATAAATGATGCTGATACTTGGACGATTGGATCTAACCAAGCTGATATTCAGGACATACCTGATGCTGGTAATATCACAGGGCTTGTTGGGGGTGATTTTGGGGTTGTTTTATTGGAACGTGGTATTGCTCGTTTTAATTATGTTGGTAGTCCACTTATTTTCCAATTTGATATGGTAGAAACAGGGCATGGATGCGACATAGCTAATTCGGTTGCTGCTCTTGCTCCAACGCAAATATTCTACTTAGCCTCAGATGGATTTTTTATGTTTAATGGGGAACGTAGTATCCCTATTGGTGCTGAAAAGGTTGATAGTTTCTTTTTTGATGATGCGTCACCTCATAATCTACACAGATTGAGTTGTAGTATAGACCCAATCAATCAGGTTGTGGCGTGGAGTTACGTTTCAAGAGAGAGCATTTCTGGAGAACCAGATAAGATAATTGTTTACAACTATGCTGTGAATAGATGGTCATTAGCAAGTGTGAGCCATGAATTTATAGGCACTATTATTTCGCCAAACTTTACGCTTGAGGCGTTGGCTAATATCTCATCAAGTTTAGATGATTTAGGAACGTCATTAGACTCAAGATTTTGGAGAGGTGGACAAAGTGCTTTTGCTGCTAGTTCCAGTTCTAAGATAGCCTCTTTTACTGGAGACCCATTAGCAGCCACATTAGAGACAATGGAATTTGAGCCTTCAAAGATGAAGTCCTCATTAATCAAAAGTGTTACGCCTATAGTAACGAGTAAAGATGTTGCGCCTACCCTCACAGTTCAAGTGGGGTCTCGCTCTAGGCAAATAGATACTGTTAGTTTTACAACGGCTGGAAGTCTTAACTCCGACAACCTTGTGCCTACTCGTTCTAATGGTCGCTATCATAGAGTTAGAGTTAATGCTAGTGGTACTTGGCGATATGCTTTAGGAGTGGATGTTGACGCTGTATCTTTAGGTAGAAGATGAGTGCTTTTAACTTCCCTAAACTTCCCCAACAAGGGGGAGACCCTAGAGCTGTCGCTAGTGCTGTAAATTTGCTTATAGACGGCAAATTAAACGCTACAGGCACATTCACTTTAACAGCTAGTGCAACAAGCACTACAGTCACAGATTTAAGGGCTGGTAGTTCTTCTGTTGTACTTTACACGCCTATTACTGCCAATGCGTCAGCAGAGGTTGGTAACGGCACAATTTACATATCTGCACGAAACAAACAGAATTTCGTTATTACACACGCTAATAATGGTCAGACAGATAGAAACTTTATATATGTGGTCATTGGATGAAGTTTTTGCCAGTTCCAGTAGATTATCTGGACACACAATGGCAATACATTGAGCCTTTATTAAATAAGGCTGTTTGTATTTCGCCTAGAAGAGTAACTATTGATGATGTTTATAACGCTACTAAAAAAGGCGACTATCTTGTCTGGACAGTACAAGAGAATAATAAAATTATTGCAGTATTTACTACACGCATAATTGAGTATCCCAGAGGCAATATATTAGCAGTTGATTTTGCTGGTGGGGATAGGATGAAAGATTGGATTGAGTTGGTTTTATCAACTCTTGAGGCTCACGCTAGACATAACAAATGCGTTTCTTTAGAAGCGTTTGGGCGTAAAGGGTGGGAAAAAATATTAAACAAATTCGGCTGCAAAGCAGCATACACAACTTTTAAAAAGGATTTATGATATGTCATTAGGTGGTGGTGGTGGTGGTACACAAACTGTTGTGAATACTCAAGATATTCCTCAATGGTTACAGAACCAAATACAATCAACTTATAATAAAGCCTCGTCTTTTACGCCAAGTTCTGATGTTGTGCCTAATATTGCTGGTTTTACACCAGGTCAGACGCAATCAATGGATGCAATAACAAATATAGCAACAAACAATCCTTTATCTAATTTAGCGTCACAAAGCATATCAGACATTATTTTAGGCAACTTTAATCTTAGTCAGCCTTTGCAGACGGCTATTGATGCTCAGACAGATAGAGCAATAGATGATGTAACGTCTTTATATGCAAGAGGTGGAAGATTAGGTTCTGATGCTTTTGGTAAGGCATTGGGTGAAGGAGTAACTCAAGCCTCTGCGCCTTTGTTGGCACAAGCATTAGAGCAAGATCAAAACAGAAGATTAAAAGCTATTAGTTCTGTTCCCTCAGTTATTCAAAATGAGTTGGCTTTGGCTAGTGCATTAGGTCAGGTAGGGGGTCAGCAACAGGCTATGGATCAGGCTTTACTTGATAGACCAGCAACAATAACTTCAGCACAAAATCAGGCAACACAGCAAAACATAAATAATATGTTAGCTGCTATGGGGTCACAGCCTAATTATGGTGGCACACAAACACAAACAGGAATGGGTAGATCACCTCTAGCTGGTGGCGTTGGGGGTGCATTAACAGGGGCAACATTAGGCTCATTAATGCCCTCTGGATTAGGGGGTCTTGCGTCATTAACGCCTTATGGAGCGTTGATAGGTGGTGGTCTTGGATTATTGGGGTTAATTTAATGGCAAATGGATTATTAGACACATTTAACAATTTAGGGCTATCTAGTAAATTAGGATTACTCTCTACAGGCGTTGAGTTATTAGAGGGCAGACCTTTAGGAGAGGCAGTTAAAACTGGCATTGGTACTTATGGGGGTCTTTCAAGTATTCAGCAAGACCAAAAACAAAGAGAAGGTATAGCCCAACTAGAAAAACAATTTGCTAATAATCCTAAAATGTTGGCTCTTTTAAGAAGTAATCCTCAAGGCTTTATGAACGCCTATACATCTTCATTACTAACGCCAAAAGTTCCTTCAGGATTTCAAAGTTTACATCAAAGAGCATTAGCTGCTGGGTTAGACCCTAAATCTAAAGAGTACAGAGACTTTATGCTTACTGGTGGCAAATCTTCAACATCTTCAACCTTTGAAGCGTTAAAATTAAGAGCTAAAGAAGCTGGTTTGCAAATAGGGTCAGATGATTATAAAGCATTTATGTTGTCTGCTGGAAAAGACAAAAGTCTTTCCCAAACTGAGATGATGTTGCTTATGCAACGCCCTGATTTGCTTGAGAAGTATTTTCAAAACAAATTTGGTGATGAACAGCCACAAACTAATCAAGAACAGCCTTTATCTACTGGAGAAGAAAATCAGGGTGATACGGCACAAGGCAAAGAAATTAAGTATGTTACTCCTGTGATTGGTAAGCCAGAACTTGAGCAAATAACATATACTGATGGCACTAATGAAATTAGACCTAAAGTTGGAACAAAATTACATAGAGAAGGATTGGAAAGAATAGGAAAAGCTCAAGTTCAATTTAAAAATCTAGGTAATAAATTTAATTTAATTGATGACCAAATAAGAGAAGCAGAAGAATTAATTAAAAATCAGACTTTAAAATCTAGGGTTACTGGAAACATTGGCGTTGGTATGTCAAACATGAGAGGCACTAATGCTTATAAGTTTTTTCAGATTTTAGAGTCTATTAGAGCAAAAATTGGTTTTGAAGAACTTAAAAAGATTAAGATGGAAGGTGCTACTTTAGGTAGTGTTACAGAGCAAGAATTTAGAAATTTAGCGACTTCTATTGTTGCTTTAGATCAAGGTTTAGATGACCAGACTTTATTAAAAAATCTACAGACATTGAGAGAGTCTTTAAATACGTCTAAAAATACAATTCAAGAGGCTCTTTTAATAGAACATCCAAAATTAGCTGACAATTTAGATGTTACTCCTTCTGAGTCACAAGAAGGGAAAATAGATTTACCAAACCCAACAACAATTACTAGGGATGAACTAGCAGCAATTATTGGGGATGATTTTAGTGGCTTAGACAAACTAACAAACAATGATCTTAGAATAATTCAAGGAAGAATTTTAACTGGAAAGTTAAATTAATGGATAGAGAAGAAGTTTTAAGTTTTATTAAAGACGCATTAAAAAGCGATATAAAAGGAACGCAGAAATATTCTGGAAATGTATCCAGAGCTGTGTTTCAAGGCTTTTCTTATGGGTTTGGTGATGAGGCAGAGGCTTTTGTAAGAAGCGTTGTTGGCGATAAGACTTATAAAGAAAATCTAGGGCAAATAAGAAGTGAAATAAAAAAGTTTAGAAAAGACTTTCCAGCAGACGCAGTAATGAGTGAAATTGGTGGGTCTATTCCTACAACTTTTGCTAGTGCTGTAGGTCTTGCTAAATTGGGTCTTAAAAGCCCTCATATAATAGCTATGACAGATGGTTTTTTATATGGCTTTGGGGCTGGTGAAGATGGCGTAGTAAATAGAGGGGGTCAAGGTGTGCTTAGTTCTACTCTATCAGGTGGTCTGTCAAGGTTTCTACAAGGCATAAGTCCTTCTAAAGAAGCTCAAGAACTTATGAAAAAAGGCGTTAAACTTACAGTTGGTCAGCAATATGGGGGAGCAATACAAAAGGTAGAGGACGCATTTAAAAACATACCCTTTACAGGGCAATCAGTTATAGACCAGCAAATGAAAGGTTTAAAAACTTTTAACAATACTGTTATTAATGAGGCTTTAACGCCTATAGGAGGAAAAATTGGTAAAGATAAGTCAATGCTTGAGGCTCATAGAGAAGCCCAAAGACTTATTAGTAATGCCTATCAGAAAGCAATAACCCCAGAGCTATTAATTTCAGACGCTAGTGTATTATTAAAGAATTTTGATGACCAAATTGATGATTTAGTCCTTACCGAACAAGCAGCCAAAAATCTTAAAAAGCAAATAAAAATGATAGTAACGCCAAGAATAAAAGGGGGTATTTTATCAGGGCAAGATCTAAAGAATGTTGAAAGTGACTTAACAAAGATAAGCACGAACTTATTAGGCAGAAACACAACTTCAGGGCAAAAAGAAGTAGGCTATGGATTAAGTGAACTTCAAGCAGCATTGCGAAAAGAATTAATGAGTCAAAATCCTTTTTCAGCAAAGCAATTAAAAGACGCAAATTCAGCCTTTAGAAATTTTGTGCCTATAACTACTGCCATAAATAAAGGATTGGCAAAAGATGGGGATTTCACAGCTTTTCAACTTTTGCAATCTATTAGAGGGGCAGACAAATCGGCTCGAAAGAATTTAACTGCGTCTGGAGGTATGCCCCTACAAGACTTAGCTAGAGCTGGTCAAAAGACATTGGGTAACGTAATGCCTGATAGTGGAACAACCGAAAGGCTATTAACAACAACTGGTCTATTAGGGCTTCCAGCATTAGGCTCAATAAATGTTGATCCCCTTTATCTAACAGCCCCTATAATACAAAGAGTTTTATATACTGATGTTGGTCAAGAACTAGCAAGAAAGGTTTTAAACATACCTAATATTAAGCCCACAGATATTCCTTTAATTGGAAAGTATTTACCAGAGCAACCTTTAAGTCTTATGCAATTAACAGCCCCTAGTGCTGGGGGCATGACTTCTAGGGAAGAAGGTCTATTAGGTACTTCAAATTATCCTCTTTATTAACAAGGACACAATAAATGGCAAAAGCAAACATCACAGAATATTCGGCTACGGCTGGGTCTAACACAGAAATTGACGGCATAGACGTATCCGAAGGAATGAGTCCAGCCCTAGTAAACAATGCTATTAGGGAATTAATGGCACACCTCAAGGACGTAGATGTGGGTACAACTTCCCTCACCTCTCCTTCAGGCACAAATATTACTGCGACTACTGCCTTAAAGACCCCAGCGATACAATATACAGATGGTGATGCAGCTATAACTATTGCAAATGGTGGAGGCGTTACGGCTAATGACTTTAGCTCTACAAGTGTGAATATTGATGGTGGGGCTATAGATGGC